AGGAGGTAGAGCATGGCTAATACTACTTCTGGAACAGTAACGTTCGACAAAACATTTGCTGTTGATGAAATTATACAAGAAGCTTATGAGCGAATTGGTATTTCAGCAGTAAGTGGTTATCAATTAAAAACAGCTAGAACATCTTTAAACCTTTTGTTTCAAGAATGGGGCAATAGAGGTTTACATTATTGGCAAGTAGCTGAAACTAATATTGATTTAATTGAAGGACAAGCTGAATATACTTTCTATAGAGCAAGTGGTGATGGTACAAGTTCCGTGACAACTGCTCCAGCAAGCGTTTACGGAATGGCTGATGTATTAGAAGCAACATACAGACAAAATAGAACAGCGACAACTCAATCTGATTCTTCAATGACTAAAATAGCAAGATCTGCATATTCTGCACTTGCAAGTAAGTTATCTAAAGGAACACCTTCTCAATACTTTGTACAAAGATTTGTAGATAAAACTACGATAACTATTTATCCAACACCAGATTCAACAGCAGCTTCTAAAGATATGCATATTTATTATGTAAAAAGATTAGAAGATTTTGATGCAACATACACAGATGCATCAAATGCTCCTTATAGATTTATGCCTTGTTTGGTTTCTGGATTATCTTTTTATTTATCACAAAAATTTTCACCACAAAGATCACAAGAATTAAAACTTTATTATGAAGACGAATTGGCACGTGCCCTGTCAGAAGACGGATCTGCAGCAAGCACTTATATAACTCCGAAAAATTATTACCCTAATATATAATGGCAAACTCAAGAGGAAAACACGCACAGGCAATATCAGATAGATCAGGGATGGCTTTTCCATATAATGAAATGGTTAAAGAATGGAATGGTGCATTTGTACATATATCTGAATTTGAAGCAAAGCATCCACAATTGGAACCAAAACCACATGGTGGAGATGCACAAGCTTTAAGAGATGCAAGACCTGATAGAACTGAAAATGATACAGCACAATTATTACCACACAATCCGTTTACCACGTACGCGGCTTCATCAGGAATTATAAATGTTTATTCACCAGAACATGGTTTGACAAATGGAGATACATATAGATTTAGAGGTGCTCCATCAACTTCTGGAAATTACAAGGATCCATTAAGCTTTGATGGTATATCTGGGTCCAACATTGCAAAATCTGCAGGCTATGCTATTACTACAGGTAAGTATGTTAGTGGTAGTAGAGACACAGATAAAACAAGTGATTGGTTTTATTTTACAGTTGATACAAACACTGCAACAGCAGGAGAAGTTATAGGAGGAGGGTTTCCAGTCTCAGTAGGACCAGCAACCCTTAGTGCATAATGGCAGGATTTACATATTCAACACTTACAACAGCAATTGGTAATTATACTGAAGTTGGAACTTCTGTATTATCTAGTACTATAACAGATCAATTTATAGATAATTCAGAACTAAGAATTTTTAGAGATGTTCCAATTGATGCAGATAGAAAAGAAGTTATTTCTAATTTAGTTGCTTCAAAAGACAATATTAATGTACCAGCTGGAACTTTATTTGTTAGAGGTATACAGGTTTATACTTCAACTACAGCTGCAACTGGAGCTAATAGTTGGCTAGAAAAGAAGGATATTAGCTATTTAAGAGAATATGATGCAGCAGAAACAACTACTGGAACTCCAAAATACTATGCAATGTCAGGAGGAGCTACGGGAGCAGGAGCAGCTTCATCAGGAAAAGTTACAATAGTACCAACTCCAAGTTCAGCATTTATGTATAAAATGCACTATAATGCTAGACCTTTAGGATTAAGCTCGGCAAATACTACAACTTATCTCAGCACGAATTTTGGAAATGGACTTTTATATGCATGCTTGGTAGAAGCATTTAGCTATTTAAAAGGGCCGATGGATATGTTACAATTATATGAACAAAAGTATCAAGCTGAAGTACAGAAGTTTGGTCAAGAACAAGTAGGTAGACGTAGAAGAGATGATTATACGGATGGGGAACCTCGTATACCTCTCAACGTACAGACACCGTAAGGAATAAAATATGGCAACACTAACAACTAAAGTAATAGAAGAAATCACACTTAACAACAATAGTTACAACAGCGAAAGATCGTTAGATATTTCAAGTGTTAATGAAATTGTTAAAAGAATAGTAACTATTTCAACTACTGAAACAGGATTATTAGGTTTTGCTACAGCTTCTTCAACAGACTTATCAAAAAGTTATCTAGCAGGTCAGTTTGATGAAGACGATGTTAGATATATTAGAATTACAAATTTAGATTCAACAAATCACCTTACATTAACATTTAGAGATGAAGACAGTACAGAGTTTGCAATTAAAGTAGACGCTGGTCACTCGTTTATTTATCCAGGTGATAATAGTGGTGGAGTTGTAGATACAATGCATGCAGGAGGTTCTGCATTAACAGTATCATTTAATGATTTAGTAGATATTACAGCAACTGCAGATACTGATTCATGTGACGTAGAGGTATTTGTAGGAAGCGCATAGGAGAATAAATGGCATCAAGTTATACAGGTCTGGGTACAGAACTAATGACAACCGGCGAGAACGCCGGTAATTGGGGTACGAAGACTAATGTTAATTTACAGATTATAGAACAAATTTCTGGTGGGTATACTGCACAATCAATAGCAGGTTCTGCTCAAACAACAACACTATCTGTTTCTGATGGATCAACAGGTGCAACTCTTGCACATAGAATTATAGAATTTACTGGAACAATCACTGGAAACCAAATTGTAACTATTCCTTTAGATGTTCAACAGATGTATATAATTAAAAATAATACATCAGGTGCTTATACAGTTCAATTTAAATATGTTTCTGGTTCAGGATCAAGTGTTACTTGGGGAACTTCTGATAAAGGAACAAAACTTATTTACGCTGCTGCTGATCATGCAACTAATCCAAATTTAGTTGATTCAAATATTGGTGGTGTAGGTGCAGTTGATTTAAATGGTGCAACATTAACTTTAGATGCTGATGGTGATACAGACATTACAGCAGACACAGATGATCAAATAGATATTAGAATTGCAGGAGCTGATGATTTTCAATTTACAGCAAATACTTTTACAGCTCAATCAGGTAGCACGATTGCTGCACAAGCATTAACTGCTACAACAATAACAGCAAGTGGAATTGTAAAAACAGATGACACTACTGAAGCAACTTCTACAACAGATGGATCACTACAAACTGATGGTGGATTATCTGTAGCAAAAGATGCTGTCATTGGTGATGATCTTAAATTATTAAGTGACTCTGCTGTATTAAATTTTGGTGCAGATTCAGATACAACTTTAACTCATACTGATGGAACAGGTTTAACTTTAAATAGCACAAATAAACTTTGTTTTTATGACACAGCTTTATACATTCATTCAAGTACAGATGGTCAATTAGATTTAGTAGCAGACACAGAAATACAAATTGCTGCAACAACAATTGATATTAATGGTGCTGTTGCATTGAATGGTGCTATTACTGGTGCTACTAATATTACTTTATCTGGTGAGTTAGACGCAGCTACTTTAGATATTTCTGGTAATGCAGATATAGATGGAACTACAAATTTAGACGCTGTTGATATTGATGGTGCGGTACAATTAGATGCAACATTTACCGTTGGAGCAGATGATCAAGGTTATGATGTAAAATTATTTGGAGATACAGCAAGTGCTTACATGCTGTGGGACACTTCAGCTGATGATTTAATATTAGGTGGAGCAGCAGGTCTTATTGTACCTGATGGACAATTTACATTAGGAAGCACAGCAGTAACTACAACAGCAGCAGAAATTAATTTAATAGATGGTGGTACTTCAAGAGGTACTACAGCAGTTGCAGATGGAGATGGTTTACTTGTAAATGATGGTGGCACAATGAGAATGACTAATGTCACAACATTAAAAACATATTTTCAAACAGGTATATCTTCAGCAGCAGATGACATTTCAGCGGGTGATGCAGCAGTTAATATTACAACTACTTCAGGGAATATTACAATTGATGCACAAGATGGTGATACAGATATTATATTTAAAGGAACAGACAGTAGTACAGATACTACAGCATTAACATTAGATATGTCGGATGCAGGTACGGCAATATTTAATAATGATGTAGTTTTAGATTCAGATTCATGTGTTTTAAAATTTGGTGATGATCAAGACGTTACACTTACTCATACAGATGGAACAGGTTTAACTTTAAACTCAACAAGTAAACTTACATTTGGTGATGCAGCAACATATATTAATCAATCTTCCGATGGTGTAATGACTGTCGCTGGAGAAGCAACAATTGATTTAACTGCTTCTACTGCTGTTTTAGTTAGTAATGATCTTAAATTAGATAGTGATTCTTCTGTACTAAGTTTTGGTGCTGATGATGATACAACATTAACTCACACAGATGGTACAGGTTTAACTTTAAATTCAACTAATAAACTTTGTTTCCAAGATACAGGAACTTATGTTGGATCAAATGCAGATGGAGATTTAGACGTTGTATCTGATGGTACAGCAATTGATTCTATTAATTTAGAATCAGCTGGTGGAATTACTTTAGACGCTGGCTCCACGACTCATGGTATTACATACGAGGATGATGGAACTGCAATGTTACAAATTACAAACAGTTCTTCTGATGTAATTATTAAACCATTAGTAGATGCAAAAGATATTATATTCCAACAATACGATGGTACAGCAGTATTAACAATTGAAGATAATGCAACTGCTAACATTCCTGCTGGTAAATTAGCACTTGGTGGAACAGCAGTTACTTCAACTGCATCAGAATTAAACTTATTAGATGGAGGCACATCTGTTGGTAGTTCAATAACAATCGCAGATGCTGATGGTTTCGTTGTTAACGATGGTGGAACAATGAAGACTATTCCTGCTTCTGATATTAAAACATACAACCCAGGTGGAACTTCTTGGCAAGCTGTTATTACAGGTAATACAACTGCAGTAGCGGGTAGAGGATATTTTTGTAATACAACAAGTGCAGCATTTACTTTGACATTACCTTCTTCGCCATCTATTGGAGATGAAGTATCATTCATAGATTATGCAGGAACATTTGATAGTAATAATTTAACGATAGCAAGAAATTCAGAAAAAATACACGGAGCTTCTGAAGATTTAACTGTCGCTACAGAAAGGGCAGCAAATACACTTGTATATACAGATGGAACACAAGGTTGGTTGCTTAAGAGTAAATAATGGCTGATTATAAAGATATCAAAGGAGGTACTATCCAGAACTTTGCAGGGGACCCTCCTGCTCCAATTAATGGTCAAATATGGTATGATAGTACAGCGATTGCATTTCAATATAGAGCAGTTAACCCAGCAGGAGCTTGGGCGACTGGTAATGACATGAATACAGCTAGAAGTGCTTTAGCGGGAGCTGGAACTCAAACAGCAGCTATAGCTGTTGCTGGACAATCCCCCAGTAAAGCTAATGCAGAAAAATATGATGGAACTAGTTGGACTGAAGTTGCTGATGTAAATACAGCAAGACAAGATCTAGGAGGATCGGGTACTCAAACAGCTGCTATAGTTTTTGGTGGAGAACCACGTACAGCAATAGCAGAATCTTGGGATAATAGTAGTTGGACTGAAGTAGGTGATTTAAATACAGGAAGATATGGATTAGGGGGTAATTCAATAGGAACTTCTACTGCAGCATTAGCTGTTGGAGGACTTGTTCCTAACACTCCTAGTACAAACGTTGAATCTTGGGATGGAAGCAGTTGGACAGAAATTACTGATATAAATACTACAAGATCAAGGATGGGAAGTTTTGGAACTTCAACAGCAGCAATAGCTGCTGGTGGAGATTCTCCTGCTAGAGATGAGACAGAACTTTGGAATGGTTCTAGTTGGACTGAACTTAGTGATTTAAATACAGGAAGACAACAATTGGCTGCAGCAGGAATTTCTACTGCAGGATTAGCTTTTGGTGGAGAAGCATCAGGACCACAGGTAGCAGTAACAGAAGAATGGAATGGCACTAGTTGGACAGAAGGAAATGATTTAAATACAGCAAGACAAGAACCAGCTGCAGCAGGAACTACTACTGCAGGATTAGCTATTGGTGGATCACCTCGACCAGCAGCAACAGAAGAATGGAATGCGCCTTCAGCATCAAGTGAAACAATAACAGAAGAATAAGGAGGAAACTATGGCAAAAACATATCAATACTGTGTAGCAGAGAACTGGGGAAAAGGATTTATCGATCACGATGAATCTTATAGAATCACGTTTAAAGGCTACCCTGGCAATGTTTGGCAAGTTCCTGCATATAACAAACATGGTAATCTTTGGATTGCTAAAGTAGCTGGAGCCGTTAAAACAAAAGACGAAGCTCAAACTATTGTTGATGCAGAAATTAAAAAAGGCAAAGATGCTTGGGATGCTGATAACGTCGATGGCGAATCAGCAGATGAAAAGATTGAGAGACTAGGTGCAAAGCCCACAGATATTACATTAGAGGAATAAAAATTAAATGGCTGATTATAAAACCATTCACGGAACTACAGTTACAAATTATACTGCTGATCCTGATAACCCAATTCAGGGACAGGTGTGGTACGATGAAACTGCTAGAACATTACAGTATACAATACCAAATGTAACTTCAGCTGGTGCTTGGCGTTCTGGTGGTAATATAAATAGTGCTAGATGGTATACGACAGGAACTGGTACAGAAAGTAATATGCTATTAGTAGGAGGAGAAAAATCGGGCAGTCCTGCTTATGGGTACGGTGATTTGACAGAAAAATACGATGGTGCAACTTGGACTGAATTAAATGATTTAAACTCTAACAGACATGCTCATGCTGTGACAGGAACAACTACAGCAGCTTTATCTATTGCTGGAATTTTTGATATACCCTCTCCTGGTTATGACGATTCAGTTGAGTCTTGGGACGGTACAAATTGGACAGAAACAACAGACATAAATACTAAAAGAGGATTTATAAAGGGTTCAGGAACACAAACTGCTACAATAGTATTTGGCGGATATACTGGAACAGCTAATGCTGCTAATGCAGAAAATTGGAATGGAAGTGCATGGACAGAAGTAGCAGATTTAAATACTGCAAGATATTTTATGGCATCAGCTGGAACAACTAATACAGCAGCTTTATGTATAGGAGGATATGTTGCTCCTTCTCCAGGAGTACAAGCAGTCGCTGAATCTTGGAATGGTACAAGTTGGACAGAAGTTGGAGATATGACCACTGCAAGATATGGTATAGCTGGGACAGGAACAACTACATCAGCATTAGTTTTTGGTGGAGAACCTGATAGTGGAAAAACAGAAGAATGGAATGGATCAGCTTGGGCAGAAGCTGCAGATCTAAGCACAGCAAGAGGAGGACCAGGTTCTGGAGGAACAGATAGTACAGCAGCTACTGCTGCTGGAGGCAGGGCTGGATCACCAGTAACTGCACAAGCATTAACTGAAGAATGGGTAGGTGCAGGTACAAATGTTGGAGCATGGTCTTCAGGCGGAGATTTAAATACGGGACGATCTGCTTTAGCAAGTGCAACTAATGCGCCACAAACTGCAGCTTTAGTTTTTGGAGGCACAGGATCAGGAGTACCTGGAACAGTGACAGAATCTTATGATGGCTCCACATGGACTGAAGTGGGAGATATGAACACTCCAGCCTATTCAAGAGGAGGAGCTGGAATAACAACAGCTGCAATAGCTTATGGAGGACATCCAGCAACAGCAAACGCAGAAAAATTTAATGGCACTAGTTGGACAGAAGTTGGTAATTTAAATACAGCAAGATATCATATAAGAGGATGTGGTGTTAGTAATAGTGCTGTTATAGCTGCTAGTGGAAGAGTACCTGGCACAAACTATGCTATTACAGAGTCTTTTAATGGAACAACTTGGACAGAAGTTGGTGATTTAAATGAAGGAAAAAACCAAGGTGTAGCTTTTGGAATTCAAACTGCAGCTATATATACTGGAGGAGGACCCTCTATAACTGCAAATACTGAAAGCTGGAACGGTTCAGCTTGGACTGAAGTAAATAATTTAAACACAGCAAGACAAGACAACGGTGCAGGAGGATTATATTCTGACGCTGTAGTTTTTGGAGGAGAAAACCCAACACCTGCAGCCACAGCACTCACAGAAAATTGGAATGGAAATAATTTTAGTGAAGTAGCTGATCTAAGTACAGCTAGAATGAGTAACACTGGTGCAGGAATAGTGACAGCTGCATTAGCAATGGGTGGATCACAGCCTCCTTCTGCAGCAACAGAAGAATGGAATGGAAGTTCACTTGTAACTAAAACAGTGAGCACAGATTAATATGGCAAATTATAAAGACATACACGGAGCACTTATAGAGACTGTATCATCAGATCCAGATAATCCAGTTAATGGACAAGTTTGGTATAACTCTGCAGAACAAAAATTAAAAGGATTTAAAGAAAATCCTGCAGGAAGTTGGGCTAGTGGTGGTAATTTAAATACTGGAAGATCACTTATGGGATCAGCTGGAATACAAACAGCAGCGTTAGCTGTTGGTGGGGATTCAAATAGTCCTCCACCACCAGGAAGAGACTTAGCAATAGTAGAATCATATAATGGTTCATCGTGGACTGAAATTACAGATTTAGGTTCTTCAAGACGAAGAATATCAGCAGCGGGAACACAAACATCAGCTATAGCTGCAGGTGGATTTGAACCTCCTTCAGTAGCAAAAGCAGAAACATGGAATGGAAGTTCCTGGACTGAAGTTAATGATTTACAACAAGCACGAAGTAGTACAGGTATGGCTGGAGCAAGTAATACCTCTGCATTAATATTTGGTGGTGGACCACCAGCTGGTGATGTAACAGCAGAAACAGAATCGTATGATGGCACAAATTGGACTGAATTAAGTGACTTAAATACTTCAGGATATGGTTCAACTGGAACAGGAATAGCAACAGCTGCAATATGTTTTGATAGAGCAAGCACATCAGATGCTGCACAAACGGTAGTAGAAACTTGGAATGGATCTGCCTGGACCGAAGTCGCAAATTTAAATACTCCAAGATATTATTCAGGAGGTGCAGGAACATCGACAGCTGCATTATGTTTTGGTGGTGCTTCACCATCTAATGTAGCAAATAATGAAGCATGGAACGGTTCAGCCTGGACAGAAGTAGGAGATTTAAGTACAGCTATATCTGGAAATGGAGGAGAAGGAACTCAAGCTTCAGCATTATCTTTTGGTGGTTCGCCAGGTGTAAATTCAACAGAAGAATTTACTTACCCAGTAGAAACAACAGTTACATTTACTGTTTCTTAAACCTTTACAAATTCCTTTTAAAGATATATAAGATACTCAAGAAATAATAAAGGAGTAAAGAATGACTGATAAAAAAGACATAAAAGAATTAATACAAAGGGAAGAACCTAATTTAAATAATTTATTAGAAAAGGAAGATCTATCTGCGTTTAAAGGTATGGTAGACGAGCTTCGAGATACGTGGAGCAAGAAACAAATGTTTCGAACAGAAACTGAAGCAAGGTTTTCTGTATTACAAGATAATCGTTATCCAACTAAAGCTGCAAAATATTGGCAATGTGTTAGAGAACAATCTACTTATCTAGATAATTTAATGGCCTTATCTTTTGATTATAGAAGAAATGATGCAAAAATTAAATGGTTAGAAAGTAAAATAGAAAAAGAAGAAGATGAATATAAATCTACTAAATATCAAATAGATTTAGACGAAGCTCGTTTTGGCAAAGCTTCTATGGAAAAAGTTGCAAGACATAGAATGAGAGAAATTAAAATGTGGTCTATGTTAAAGAAAGAATTTAATGATGGATCTTTTAATGACAAAGATGTCAATCAACATCAACTAGAATCTTATCATAAAGTGTATGCTGGAAAAGCAAAAAACATAACTAGCAGTACACCAGAATCAGAAGTATTTAATATTGTGGGTCAATTACGATCTTTAGAAAGAATTAAGCAGACGGGAGAATTAGAAAACAAAGCTGAAAAGAAAGAAGAACTTCCACGATATGGAAAACCAAACGCTTAAATTTGATTTTGTATTTTTAGGTCAATCTATTTTAAAATATCAAGTACCATTAGATATTTTTATATCTATTAATCAAATATATGAACAAGATTTTTATAATCTTTATAAAGCTAATAAACAGTTAGTTGGTAAAATAGAAAAGGAACATTCTTTATTTTATGAGGGTAAAGATCAATCAAAGATGAAGAATCATAATAAGTTACCTAGAAATGTTACAGATTATTTTTTAGCTGTATTTAAACATTATTTAGCATTTAATAAAATTAGAGAATATGATCTACATTTAAATTCAGTTTGGGTTAATGAAATGAAACAACATGAATATAATCCAGCGCATATTCATAGAGGAATGTTGTTTACAGGTTTATCTAGTGTTATGATTTTAAGACTACCTTCTACTTTTGGTAAAGAATATTCGGCAGGGCACATACAACAAAATGGAAGACTACAAATATTAGGAGCTGCTAATGGTCAGTTTGCTAAGATAGATTATCAACCACCAATGGACCTTAGAGATTTTTATATTTTTCCTTATGATATGAGGCATGTAGTTTATCCATTTAATGGGACAACTGAAACAAGAAGAACGTTAGCTGCAAATTGTGATGTAAATTTTGATCCAATAAAAAATAGAGGAGCAGCATGATTATAACAGAGCCACGTTGGAAATCTTTTATAGTTGAAACAACAGGACCAATATTCACACCAAAACAATGTCAAATGATTATTGAAGCTGGAAGATCTCAACCTAAAATAGATGCTCAAGTAGGAAGTGGTAAAGGTATTAAAGGTGGGGTAATAGATACTAAAACAAGAACTTCACATATTAGTTGGATACCATTTAAAAAAACGCCAGAAATGTATAAAGACATTGAACTAGCAATGAAAACAGCTAATGGAAATCATTTTGGTTTTGATGGAATGCAACTAACCGAATATGCACAATATACAGAATATCCAGAAGGTGGTTTTTATGATTGGCATGTTGATAATGATGTTAATTGTCAACACGAACCACCAGTTAGAAAAATATCTATGACTTGCTTATTATCACCAGAAAATGAATTTGAAGGAGGGGAATTAGAATTAATGGCTGAGGGTAAAGTCGCTAAAATAAAACAAGGACAAGCAGTATTTTTTGCATCTTTTATTAGGCATAGAGTTGCACCTGTTACAAGAGGAGTAAGAAAATCTTTAGTAATGTGGTTTGGAGGTACACCATTTAAGTAATGTTTAGAGAATTATTTTTTCCAACACCTATTTATATTGCAGATTTAAATGAAGAAGGTTTAAATGAACAATTAGAACGAGATATTATTGCTTGGGCTAATAGAGACAAAGGATTAAGTAGAACTAATATTAAAGGTTGGCACTCGAAAACAAATATGAATGAATTACCTGAATATAAAAGATTAATTAATTTACTGTTTGAAGCACAAAGAACTATATATCAGCAAGAACATTTAGACAGTGAGCCTTATCTAGGTAATATGTGGGCTAATATTAATCCACCTGGTGGAATGAATAGAGCACATATACATCCTAATTCTTTATGGTCTGGAGTTTATTATGTTAAAGCGCTTCCAAATTCTGGTAATTTAAAAATAGATGATCCAAGAGCTGCAGCATCAATGTCTAGACCAAGACAAAAAGAGGGACCAACACCTAGTAGACTATGGCGAGAAACTCACTTTGAGCCTAAAGCTGGAAGACTTATTATGTTTCCTGCTTGGTTGACTCATTGTGTAGATCCTAATAATTCTAATGATATTAGAATTTCAATTTCATTTAATTTTATGCAAAAGTGTTTTAATGTTTAGAGTAGATAGATATCAAGTAATTAAAAAAGCAGTTTCTTTTGAGCTAGCTAATTTTATATTTAATTATTTTTTACTTAAAAGAGACGCCGTAAAATGGATATATGATAATAACATTGTTCACGATATAGGTATGCTAGGCACTTGGTCTGATAAGCAAGTTCCTAATACCTACTCTCATTATGCAGACATGGTAATGGAAACTTTAATGATGAAAGTATTACCAGTAATGCAAAAAGAAACAGGGCTTCAATTAATACCTACTTATTCATATGCTAGATTATATAAAAAAGGCGATATATTAAAGCGTCATAAAGATAGACCTAGTTGTGAGGTATCTTGTACTCTTAATCTAGGAGGCGATCCCTGGCCTATATTTATAGATGGTACAGGGGCTGATACAGTCATAGATGAATATAAACAAATCCATAAACCCAATGCTCCAAAAGGCACTAAAGTCTTGCTTGAAGTAGGAGATATGCTAGTGTATAGTGGATGTGAATTAGAGCATTGGAGAGAACCATTTGAAGGAGAAACTTGCGGACAAGTATTCCTTCATTATAACCATGTAAATGGTCCTTTTGCTGATAAGAATAGGTTCGACAAAAGGCCGATGTTAGGTATTCCCAAATTAGGGAATAAATAATATAATGGTTATGTATGCTACAAAAATTAAGATTTGCACCAGGATTCAATAAACAAGTTACAGCCACAGGCGGCGAAGGCCAATGGGTTAGTGGTGATTATGTAAGATTTAGGTATCAATCTCCTGAAAAAATAGGTGGTTGGGCTCAACTAGGAGACAATACTCTTACTGGAAGAAACACAGCACTACATCATTTCGTTAACGCAAGTGGTATTAAGTATGCAGCTCTTGGTACAAACAGATTTTTATATGTATATTCTGGAGGAGCATTTTATGACATCACTCCTATTAAATCTACAACAACTTTAACCAATGCTTTTACAACAACACAAAGCGATGCTACAGTTACATTAACTTTTTCATCTGATCACAATATATCTAAATATGATATTATTCGTTTAGATAATTTTACTGCTATTACTGATTCTGATTTTAGTTCTAGTGATTTTGATGACACAAATTTCATGGTGACAACGGTTCCAACCTCTACAACACTTACGATTGAAATGGGATCAGCTGAATCTGGATCAGGAGCAAGTACTTCTGGTGGAATAAGAGTTCAACATTTTTATTCAATAGGACCTGCAACTGAAGCGTCAGCAGCTGGTTGGGGACTAGGTTTATGGGGTGGTACTGTAGCTGGAGAAGTTTTTGATACTTTAGATGGAGCTTTAACAGATGCTTCAAGTAGTATCGTTCTCGATGATTCAACAGGTTTTCCTGCTTCAGGAACAGTTTTAATAAACAATGAAAGAATTGCTTATACAACAAATACTACTGGTTCAGGAACTTTATCGGGTTTAACAAGAGGATCAGATAACACGACAGCTGCAGCGCACTCTGATGGAGCAACCGTAACTGATGCTTCTGAATATACTAAATGGGGTGCATCACAAACAGGTGATATTATTACAGCTCCAGGTTTATGGTCCTTGGACAATTATGGAAATAAATTGATTGCAACTATCGTTGATGGTGCAACTTTTGAATGGGATTCAGATGCAACAGGTGCCACATCTACAAGAGCAACAATTGTTGCTAATGCACCAACAGCAGCAGTACAGACTTTAGTATCTACACCTGATAGACACTTAGTATTTTTTGGAACAGAAACAACTATTGGTACCACAACTACTCAAGATGATATGTACATACGTTGGTCTGATCAAGAATCAATTAATGCTTCAACTTCTTATGCACCTTCCGCAACCAATACCGCTGGTACACAGAGACTGGCCGATGGAACACGGATCGTTGGAGCGATAAGAGGTCGGGATGCAATTTACGTTTGGACTGATACATCTTTATTTATTATGAGATTTGTGGGTGCTCCTTTTACTTTCTCATTTCAACAAGTTGGAACGAACTGTGGACTGATTGGAAAGAATGCAGCCGTTGAGGTTGATGGATCTGCCTATTGGATGTCAGAAAATGGTTTCTTTAGATACACTGGTAGATTAGAATCTCTAGCGTGTTTAGTTGAAGACTATGTTTACGATGATATTAATACTGTTCCTAAAAATCATATATATGCAGGATTGAATAACTTGTTTGGTGAAGTAACTTGGTTTTATCCTGGTAGTGGTGCTGCATCTAATAATAGATCAGTGACATTTAACTATATGGATTCAACACCAGAGCGACCTGTATGGACTACAAGTTCATTAGCTAGATCATCTTGGTTTGATTCATCAATATTTGGTAAACCACATGGAACTGAATATGATTCAAGTGCTACAAGTGATTCAACCGTTGGTAATACAGATGGTGTTACCATTTACTATGAACATGAAACAGGACAAGATCAAATTAAAGGTGGAGCAAGAACTGGTATTTCTGCAAGTATTCAATCTGGTGATTTTGATATATCAGCAACACAAGGTGGTGGAGCAGATCTAAGAGGTGATGGTGAATATATGATGAAAATTAGAAGAGTACTTCCAGACTTTTTATCTCAAACTGGAGATGCAAGAGTGACTTTGAATTTGAAAAATTATCCAACCGATTCAGAAGCTAGTTCTTCATTAGGGCCCTTTACATCTTCAACAACTACAACTAAAATAGATACAAGGGCTAGAGCAAGAGCGATAGCTTTAAAAGTAGACAACACTAGTATTAAACAACACTGGAAACTAGGAACGTTTAGACTAGACATACAAGCGGATGGTAGAAGATAATGACAATAGATAAAAGTACAAGACAACATTATGCAATACAAGGTGGTGGACCTAATTATTTAGGTAAACAAAAAATGGTTACTGCTCCTAAAAAATGGTTATCATCTCCAGATCATGAGCCTGCAGAACTTGCTTACATTACTGAAAAAGAAAAAGATATATTACTTGATTTGAATCTTTATGGTTCATTAAAGAATGGTAAACCTAACCGTGGTCCATCAGGCATCATATCTCTTCAAGGAGATATGGGAGGATATGGTGGAACTGGTGGCGGTGGTGGCCAGGGTGGTGAAAGTAATAGAGAAAAAGGAATTAGAGAAGCTGCACAAAGAGCAGCTAAATCAACAAAAGCAGGTCCGAGTGAAACTAGAGATAGACCTACAAGTTTTTTAGGTCCTGAGGACAAAAAACAAAAAAAGGCTGCAGTTGAAGATGCAAGAGAAACATATATTTCAGAAACAGGAAAGAGACAGAAGGGTATTACTCAGGAGGGAGGTGATGCTGAACTTGCGACAAAAATTGCTTTGGAAGATGAAGAATTTACAGACGACGAATTAGAAAAAGGTATTACTAAAGATGGTCGAACAATAGAATATATTGGAGACAAACCTGTTACCAACAAAAGCGCTAAAGAATTTAATTTAGGTTTAAAAGAAAGGAATATTAAAACTGGTGAAATTCAACAAGGAAGAAATATAATTAATCCTTTTACACAACAAATTCAAAGTAGACTTGCACCCATTGATAAACCTAAAAAAGGTCTTTTAGGAACGTTAGGAACTATGGCCTTAGGTATTGTTGCTCCTGCACTTCTTCCAGCTAAACTTGCTAAAGCATATTCAACATATAATCAACTTAGAAATATATCTAAATTAGCTAGTAATTTCACAGGAAAAGATATTGTTTCAGATTTAACAAGTAAAAGTAATATAAGAAATCTTCTATCAAGAAAAACTACACCAACAGACACTAGAGATGATAGATTTAGAGGAGATAGAGGAGAAGGCAAACAAGCTATAACAGCGCCTAAAAAAGATGTAGTAACTGAAAGTATTCAAAAATTTTCACCACGACAAATGGATCTTGTAAGACAGAGATATGATCTAAGACAGAGATATGATCAATTACAACAAGTAATGCAAACAGGTATGTTTGGAAATCGTAGACTGAATGTAGATGAATTAGCTAAACTTGGACAAGTTGCTAAACAAATGCAAGCATTTTTAGTAGATCCACAAAAGACTATGATGATGGCAAGAGGTGGAATAGCGGGGTTACATGGCTAGAATTGTACAATCATTAACACAACCTTTAGAAAAATACGATCAACAGATTCAACAATCATTTGTTAGAGATGTAGATAGTATAGTACAAAAATTAAACACATCCTTTCAACAGGATTTAAAAGATGAGGCAGAAGCAGAAAGCTTCTTTATGGCATAATGGCTAATACATTTGTAAACAAAAAAGCTGATTTAACGAGTACTAGTGCAACAACCCTGTACACAGTACCATCAGCTACAACTGCTGTTATAAAATCAATACTGGTATCTGAAGATTCAGGAAATGCTGATACTATAACAGTTACCTTGACTGATACAGATGACGCAGTTTTTAGCCTATTTAAGACTAAATCCATATCTGCTAATGCAACATCAGAATTATTATCCCAGCCCCTAGTGGCTAAGGAAAGTGAAGTAGTAAAAGTAACCGCAGCAACGGCTAATAGATTACATGTCGTATTGTCTGCGCTCGAAATTAAGCCTAGAGTAGTTACATCATAGGCTTGATTTACTTGTGAAAAACAAGTATTATTATTAACCCAGGTGAAATTCCTGCCTTTAAAATTAACACATAAAAATTATGGCTATAGATAGAACAGGAATATCATCATTACAAGCAGGTGCACCAGAAATTAAATATACAGGTGACGAAGGACCTAAATCTCCAGATCAACAATTAATGGCTCA